AACTTTTTTGGTGTTGTTGTATAAATTTAAAAGTATATATCAGGCCGAGGGAGGAATTCTAACTAAGGGTGACATATTGTCTGACAATTTAGTAGATAAATTTGACCAACTAGATTTAACCCAAACGCATAGCTTACTGCCTAAAGTAGCTTCTCAGTTGTTTGAGATAGATATGGTTTTTGAAGAATCAGGAGTACACAAGAAAGTTTCTTGTCATGCATTAGTGTCTGGAAGGAAGATATTAGTCCCTTATCATTTAGTACTTGACAGAAAGTTACAAATTGTAATTTATAAAAATAGAAGTTTAAATCATAGATGTGTAGACCACTCACCGGTTAAGCTTATTTATAAAAACGTAGAAAATGATGTAGCCGTTGTAGCACTGAGTGATGGTTTTCCTACCCCTTTTCCCAAATTAGCTAGTTGTTTTCAACCGAACAATGATTTAGTGACTGGTTTAGTATTTCCAAAGAAGATTGTTAAACTAGAAGGTATACTGAGTTTGACTGAAAATGCACCTGTGGCGTATCCTATAGGATTTGAGAAGAATACTATTAAAGACCCCGTGTTGTATGATAACCTACATTTCGAAGGAATGTGTGGTGTTTTATTAATCACTCAGCAAGGTTTTCTAGTAGGAATGCACGTAGCTGGTAGTTCGCAGAAAAGTTTAGGGGCTTCACTGAAGTGGTCTACATCTTGTAGAGCTGACCTATTAAGTGTCTTTTCCGATGTTGATTTAGGTTTGAAGTTAAATGTAGTGGTTAGTGATAAGAATTATGAAGACTGTAGTGGTATTAAAATTAATACAGGTCTCAACGTTTTTGTCCCTAAAAATAGTAATTTTATTAAATCCCCATTGTTCGATTTATTTGAGAATTCAAGAAAACCAGCCAATCTGAGCGTTTATGGTCCACATACTGTAAAAGATGTGTCAAAGTCCAGTCGAAGTCCTATCGGACCTGTATTTGAAGACGAATTAGATTTTGCTGCTGGTGTTCTGCGGCTTTATTTTGAGAATTTCGACGATCTTAGTGAAAAAGAAATAGTGTTAGGTGATGAAATGTTAGCCGCGGTTAATAAAAAGTCGTCTAACGGAATATTTCCGTTAAAAGGCAAATTGGATTGTTTTGACTTTGTTGAAGGAAAATTTTTACCCGCATTTTCAAGTTTGTACAAAGAATTTGAGTCTAGAATGACCACAGGCGATATTCATGTTAATGATATAGCTTGGTCTGAAACACTTAAAGATGAACTAAGGAATGAAGAGAAAAAAGAACCTAGAAGTTTTCGTATAAGTCCTGTAACTATGCAGGTTCTTACGAAAAAATGTTTTGGGAAAATGGTTAAAAAGATTGTCAAGGAAAGATGGTTTAATGAAATTATGATAGGAATAAATCCTTTTTCTGAGTGGCCACATCTATATAAACGTATGGAAGGCGGTAGGTGTTGGGGTGGTGATATTGGAAAGTATGATAAAAACATGCGTGTACAAGTTCAAGTAATGGTAGCTGAGGTCATTTTGTCTTTTTATAAGGGAGAATGTTATCAAGCAGCTAGGAATATATTATTGAACATAGCGTATAATTTAGTAGTTGTTAATGATGACTCATGGTTGTTAACTCATTCTCTACCTTCGGGTTGTTGGTTAACTGCTGTTTTTAATAGTTTGGTTAATAGAGTGTATACAGCTATGTGGTATTATAGAGAAATGAAAGAAAATGGACATAAACCAAATCCCCTCAAGTTTCATGAAGACTTGTCAGATCCGGTATATGGGGATGATAGGCTAAATAGATGTAAGAAAGTTGAATATAGTGGGTTTTTGAATGCCCTTACTATGGAGAAGTTTTTTAATTCTTTAGGTATGGATATGACAGATTCATTAAAACAAAAGATAGTAACACCCTTTCAAAGTATCGAAGAACTTACTTTTTTAAAAAGATATTTTAGATTTCACCCAGAATTACA